CGAAGAGATTTCACCCATGTAGACGATATTGTAGAGGGTTTATATAGAATAGGTTTTAGAGAAGAAGTACATGAAGACGCTTGGGAGTTGGGATCCGGAATAGATTATTCGATAAACGAACTTTTTGAAATGTTTAAAGAAAGATTTCCTCATATTGAAGCTAAATACATACCAGAGGTAAAAGGAAACTATCGTAAAAGTATTCGTAAAAATAACGACGCTTTAGAGAGATTAGGATGGAAGCCGCAAGATAGATTAAGAGAATATATTAATAGTTTATAGTATGGAAGTTATTCATTATATTTTACACGTAATAGGGCTCTGCCCGGAAGTAGTTGGACTAGGGATAGCATCGACACCTCAAATGTTATTACAATTTTTTTACACGTACCTAAAATTTAAATTTAATTTATGACACCTAGAGATTTTGCTATATGGATGAGAGGGTTTATAACAGCCTGTAACGAGTATCAACCTACTCCAAAGCAGTGGGAAAAGATAAAAGAAGTTCTTCAAAGTGTTGAAGAATTAAAAAATATTTCGTATCCTTTAGATATATTAAACTTACCAGACAACACAACTACTACTGCAGGTAGTTATACAACCGAAAAAGTACTACTTAAAGACTAATGGCTAAAAAATTTATAGAAAATACTGAACTAGTTCCTGCCGGTTATGCAAATGGAATATCTACCTGGTTAGATGTTTTACAGAAAGTAGAAGGACCTCAAGCACGTTTATCCGAAGAAACTTTAGAAGAAATTATCAATAATGCAGCTAAAGCATACGGAGACTTTCTAACTGCGTTGGGATGTAATTGGGAAAAAGATCCTAACTCTGCTGATACTCCTCGTCGAGTTGCTAAAGCATATGTAAGAGACTTATGGGTCGGAAGATTTGAACCTCTTTCAGAAATAACAGCTTTCCCTTCCGACGGCTACACAGGTATTGTTCAGGAAAGTAATATACCGGTAACGTCTATGTGCTCTCACCATCATCAGACCATTGGAGGTAGAGTAAGTATCGCTTATGTACCTTCTGAGGATGGTAAAGTGGTAGGTCTCTCTAAGCTTAATAGAATTGTAGAGCATTTTGCTAGAAGAGGAGCTATTCAAGAACAACTAACAGTAGCTATTCATAACGCAGTAGATAAAATTTGCGAAGGTAATATAGGAGTGGCTGTAATGATTGATGCTACTCATAATTGCGTATCTTGTAGAGGTGTAAAGCACCAAGGTGCTTCAATGCAGACAGCTAAGCTTTCAGGATGCTTTTTAGAAGAAGATGCAGCAAGAGCAGAATTTTATAAAAACATTGAACTATCAAAAAAATAAATCCTATGAACGTACCTTTTGTAGATGAAGTTGAAGAATTTAACGACACTTTTGGTAAGCCTAATTTTTACTCTCCTACTATTCCTGATAAAAAGATCACGGATTTCGTAGTTAATTTTATTAAAGAAGAAACTGCTGAGTTAGAAGAAGCTATAAATGAAAGAGATATAGTAGAAGTATTAGATGCTATATGTGATCTTTTATATGTTGCTGTCGGTAACGCAACTATGGCTTTTGGCCTAAAAGATAAGCTACTTCAAGCGTATGCCGAAGTTCAAGCTTCTAATATGTCCAAATCTTGTGCAACAGAAGAAGAAGCTAAAAATACCGTAGAAGTAAGAACCCGTACTCACGGACCTTGTCATTATGAAAAAGTAGGAGATCGATTTGTAGTCTATCGTACTGATGATAAAAAAGTAATGAAATCAATTAACTATTTTGCACCAAACTTAGAACAATTCTTTACACCAGAGGAGTTAAATAATGTCTAATAAAATAGATTACCAACAACAGCTTGAAAAAGCAAAAATAGTCATGTCCGGTATGGAGGTAGTACCTTATACTGTAGCAAGACATATTATTCAAACGCTTATGGAAGAAAAAGTAAACGAAGCTGTAGATTCTGTATCAAATGCTATACAAGAATACGTTCAAGCTGTAAAAATGCTAAAAGATAACTGATGAAAAGAAAAAAGATTGCACATGAAGCTCCTATGAGCATTTTCAACGAAGTACAAAAGTATACGGAGTATGATTACTGTCTAGTCCATTTGTTAGGAGAATCAGAGGATTATAGAAGAAAATTCTTCAAAGCTAAACAGGAGGGTAGAGAGGTGTATTTAGATACCTCTATTTTTGAATTAGGAACAGCCTTCGAAGCCTCCAAATTTGCTGAATGGATTGAAAAGTTAGAACCTGATTATTATTTTGCTCCTGACGCATTAGAGGATTGTTCTACGACTATTAGACAAATGAATGAGTGGAATGATAGTTTTGGAAACATTAAAGGTAGAAAAATAGGGGTAGTTCAAGGTAAAACTTATGAGGAAATAGTAAACTGTTACGAATTTATGGATAAGCAATCAGGAGCAGACATGATTGCAATCTCTTTTGACTACAGTTACTACAACAACACTGTACCTCATCCAGAAAAAGTTACAGGATGGACTTTTGGAAGAATAAAACTTCTTTCAGATTTATTAAAAGATGGAATCATAAACACAAAAAAACCTCACCATCTGCTTGGATGTGCTCTACCACTTGAATTTACATTTTATCAAAATGAAGATTTTAATTGGATAGAGTCTATAGATACCTCCAACCCTATTGTACATGCTATTAAAGGTATTAAGTACACAGAAAATTTAGGACTGTTAAAGAAGGAAAGTCAAAAACTGTATGAACTTATTAACTTTCCGGCAAAAAATATAGATAAAGATATACTTCATCATAACCTTTATTATTTTAGAAGATTAGTAAATGGACCGTTCTTGGATAGTATTTTTTAGTCAAACAGGAAAAGAGATAGTAGATCTGGCTGAACGATTAGGAACATGGCCAGATTTGATTATTACTAACGAAAGACCGTTAGATAAAAGAACTATACATCCTGAGATTGAGAAAAGATCGTATATTATACTTCCTAATAAACCTACTTTAGAAGATTACGAAAAAACTTTAGATTATTTTGATAATCCTCTAATTACTCTTCACGGATGGTTGAGAATACTACCCGAAGACATCTGTAATAGATTTGAAATTTATAACGGACACCCAGGACTTATAAATGCATATCCAGAACTAAAAGGAAAAGACCCTCAGATTAGAGCATACGAAGGAGATTATAAGTACGTTGGAAGTGTAATACACAAGGTTACTCCAGGAGTGGATGAAGGAGCAATCAACTATTCTATTAGAGTGCAAAAAGAAACCTGGACTTTAGATGAAACTTTTCTTAAATTAAGAGAGTTATCATTAGACTTATGGTGTAGATTTTTAGAAGATAAATTAGATTAAAATGAGAAAAGTTATAGCACTTGTAGGATCATCTAGTACGGGTAAAAGTACTGTGTATGAACTTCTCAAAAATAAGTTACCTAAGTATGAGTTTATTAATGAATCTACTCGTACGGTGGCTTCTTATGGATTTCCCATTAATGAAGCCGGTACTTCCGAGACTCAGTTAGCTATTAGTTCTTTTCACCTAGAAGCTTTACTAAATCCGGGTAATATGTTATTGGATAGATGTTATATAGATTTGTTAGTTTATTCTAAGTTTATGGAAAAGATATCTACAGAAACATATAACTACATAGAAGCTACTTGGAATAGAGTTAAGGGAGAATATACTCATTATGTATATTTTCCTATTGAGTTTAAATCAGTTGATGATGGAGTTAGAAGTATTAATGAAGAATGGAGAAAGAAGATAGATAACGAGTTTAGAGACGTATTAGAAGGAACTAGGAGACCTTACCTAACCGTTACCGGCTCTCCTATGCAAAGAGTAGAACAGATTTTAGAATATGTTAAGTAAGATTGTTAACTATAAAATAAATAAACATAAAAATGAAAGATAATTATACAGCAGTATCCGAACTTGCTGCAAAACACCTCGGTCAGGTTGGTGGAGCAGGTTATAGTGATCAATATGACCCTTCACTTTTAGTACCAATTCCAAGACAACTTAATAGAGATGCTTATGGTATTAATGGAAAAAAACTTCCATTCGTAGGAGTAGATGTTTGGAATGCATACGAAGTTAGTGCAATTACCCACAAAGGACTTCCGGTATCGGGAATGTTAAAAATTATCTGCGATGCTGGTAGTAAGTATCACATTGAGAGCAAGTCTATAAAACTTTATTTAAATTCTTTTAATATGACTCCTCTTGGATTTTCTGCATGGGAGTGTATTAGAGAAATAGAAAATCGAGTAGCAAGAGATCTTAGCGAACGTCTTGAATCTAATGTTATAGTAAAGATGTTTACACAAGACGACGACTCAGAGGAATATTCTCTTCAAGGGTACGTAGATATTAAAAATCTAGAAGATTTAGATATGGTTAAGTTCGATACCTACCACTCTGATGAAACTATACTAAAACTCTCCAGTCAAAGTAATGAATTAAGAGAGTTTAAATTTAAATCTGATCTTTTAAGATCTAATTGTAGAGTAACTAATCAACCCGATTGGGGCGATATCTACATCCTTATGAACAGCTACTTACAGCCGGATTACGAATCAGTAGCTAAGTACATTGTAAGTCATAGAAAAGTAAATCACTTTCATGAAGAAATTTGTGAAATGGTTTTTACACATATGATGAAAGCATACAATCCTTCTGACTTAATGGTATCTTGTCTTTATACTCGTAGAGGAGGTATAGATATTAATCCTATTCGTGCTACATCCTCTGATTTAATTCCTAAACAAGTTTTAAACCCTGAAGTAAGATTAAGTAAAACACTAAGACAATGACAGAAGAATACACAGAACTAATAGCTAAAAGAGTACCCCCAGGTGATAATTGGACCTTAACAGAGGATAGTAAGCAAGAAATAGTCGCCGGACTCGTTAATACCTTAAACGCATACGTGCGCAAAACAAGCTTTAAAGGAGACTATAGACTATCACCTCTTTCAGGGAAATTGTACGCTATTAAAGAAAAAGAAGCAAAACAGCCAGAACCTCAAACATTTGATTTATACGGAGAATACTAAAATGATCTATTGGTTTACAGGACAGCCGGCTCACGGTAAAACAGTTTTAGCTAATATGCTTAAAGAAAAATTACCTAATGCGTACCGTATTGACGGTGATGACATGAGAGAGCTTTTTTCAAATAAAGATTATACTATTAGAGGTAGAGTAGAAAACGTAGGTACTGCTCAACGTATAGCTCACTATCTACACAACCAAGGACATGATGTTATAGTGTCCTTAGTAGCTCCTTATGTTGATCAGAGAGAAGACTTTAAGCAGCTTATGGGAGAAAATATGAAAGAGATTTATGTACATACGTCTGAAGTAAGAGAAAGAGACCACTTCAAAGCAATTGCTTACGTAGCTCCTAAAGAAAACTTTATAGAGGTTGATACTACTTGTATTGAACCGGAAAGAAGTTTCCAAAAGCTTTTAATGGAGTTAGGACTTGAGTGATAAGAAAAACACATATTTTGTAGATATAGACGGTACTATTTTTATTTATCGAAAATTTGAAACGTACAAAGAAACAGAAGCTCAAGTAATAGAATCTTCTAAACAGTTTTTACAGAGAGTCAACGACGAAGGTCATATGATTGTTCTTACAACTGCTCGACCTGAAGAACTCAGGGAACATACCGAATATGAACTTCAAAAAAACAATATACCTTACCGTAAATTAGTAATGGGTATTGAAAGAGGACCACGTTATCTAATCAATGATATGGATCCAAACAAACCAGGTGAACGAGCAATAGCAATTAACTTAGAAAGAAATGGCGGAATTTAAAGCACAAGCAGATAAAGAATCTTCTTCAACAGAGAAAAAGTATTCTATGTTTGTAGGAAGATGGCAACCTTTACATAAAGGACACCTTTGGTTAATTAACGAAAGATTAAAAGAAGGTAAGAATGTTTGGTTAGCAATTAGAGATGTAAAACCAGATGATAAAAATCCTTGGACGGCTCAAGAAATAGAGAAGATGGTTCATGAAGGAGACCTTAAGGATTTAATCGCTGACGGGAGAGTTATTACATCCATCATACCAGATATCGAATCTATTAACTACGGCAGAGGAGTAGGTTACGATATCATCGAACACGTACCCCCGACTGAGATAGGTGAGATCTCAGCTACATCTATACGGGAACAAATGAAAAAAGATGGTCTCTTATAAAAGACATATAGCTAAAACCATTACTTGGAGGATAGTAGGAACAGTAGATACTATCCTCCTTGGATGGATTATTACTGGTAATTTAAGTATAGGATTGACTATAGGAGTAGTAGAAGTTGTTTCTAAAATGATTTTATACTATCTTCATGAAAGAGCTTGGTACCGATGGGGTAAGTTCGGATTATCAGAAAAAGAAGATTAAATTTTTACTTTTAAATGTTATAGACTTGAATATGATTGAAAAGAAGTATTACCTTGTGCAGGATATAGATACCGTAAACCTGCTTATTCAACATATTAACGAATCAGAAAAAATTGCGTACGATACTGAAACCTCCGGTCTTAATGTCCGTAAAGACAAGATCGTAGGTTTTTCTGTATCCGGTGATACAGGAATTGGTTTCTATATGCCTACAATGGTATGGAATACTAAAACCGAGACTTTAGAGGAAGTAGAAATAAACGGTAAACCAGGTAATGAAATAGCTAAGGCTATTATAGGAATGTTAAAAGGTAAGAAAATTATTTGCCATAACGCATCTTTTGATATTAGGTTTACTAAAAACTTTTACGGAATT